TTCTGTCTATTCTCCCAAATAGCCCACGCATCATGAACATCCTCCCATGTACAATCTTTACCCACCACAAAAGATAACAAACAATATAAATCTGTTAAGTGTTCATCGCATTCCAGACTCTCTAATTTCTTTAATTGCTTTTGTATATAATTCATTTTATTTCTCCTTTTTCCTCTTCATATCTTTTCATAATTGAATCATAATCTTCTTCGTACTTGTACTTATCCATAAAGTAGTCAGGCACATAGCTAATAATATCTTCAATTAGCTCAATAGCATCTCTTAGTAATTTTTGTCTATCACTCATTTTATTTCTCCTTTAACAGCAATAGCTTCTAATGTTTCTTGAGCTATTTTTTTTGGATCTTCATTTGTAGTTTCTACAATACATTCAAGAGCATCTTGCAATATTGCAGTTGTCTTGCCTTGTTGTGTTATTTTTAATTGCAATCTTTTTACCTCTGCAATTAGTTCTCTTGTATAAAACCTTTTATCTTTTGTCATACTTTCAATAAATCCGAGTTCTTCAAAGTACCTAATTGCATCTATTACTTCACTCATTCTCTTTCTCCTCCCATTCTGTCCAATATATATCTCCCTCTATATAGTCCATCTCGTAATCTTTTTTAGTATATCCATCTGTCAGCAAACACTTTTCACTACATATATATTTATCTGCGAATGGCATAGCATACCCTACATACATTTTCTCGCCACATTTATTACATTCTTTCATTTTATTTCTCCTTTTCGTTTATTTTTTTAATATGTTAAAATGACCTATGGGGGGAATCACACCCCCCATCTCTTGGTCATCAGCACCTCTGACTGCTCTTAGCAATAACAACCAACATTCTTTGCATTTTTTTGTTGTTGCAGTCGTGCCTATGTTCTGATCCCATGCATTTAACTTCCTTTCGTTAGTTAAATTTCAGAACAGTTTTATGCTACTAATTTTAAACAACCATCTACCCATAACTTATTATGATTAAAGTCTGAAGATGTTTGTTTCTTATTGTGCCAGAATACATCAGTTCCTGCATTGAGAAAATCCCATCCAGTTCTTGTATCATATTCTTCATTTGTTAAGAAGTTATCCATTGCTTTACCGAATACAGATGTACCCATTGTGTTGAATTGTCTCTTTCTCATCTCTGATATGTCTTTTACTCTTATGAAATGCTTAGATAAATTAGAACACTTGTTAGCAAATTCTACGATATTTTCTTCAGCATGATTAATTATTTCCATACTCTTTTCCATATCATATTCCCAATCAGCATTCTGAATATCATGCTTAAAGTTATATTCAGAAAATTCATCTCTTGAAGTCATACCATTAGTGCATGCTAATCTATAAGCGAATAATACCATCTTTGCTCTTGTTGAACCATCGTATGAGTTCCATACACCAAGTCCTAAGCCTAAATTATCACCAACTTGTACTTCAGCATCAAACTCATCTAAACACTGCCAAGTTTTAAAGAATTGTTTACCATTCCAAAATTCTTTTTCTGTATCAAAGTTTAAATTTGAATAACTCATAATTTCTTCAGCCATGTTAACAATCTCTTTATTAGGAACAAGGAGATAATCAGAAGATACAATACCTACTTCACTCCAAGGTTTCTCTGGATTATCTGTTTGAATTTTAACACCATAAGCTTTAGATTTCATAAATCCACCATAAGCTAATTGTTCTTTTTGTATCTCTGCGTAAGGTGATACATTCTTTAAGTCGTTTCTTACCATTATTTCAGTCCTTTTACATAAGGGTTTTTAGTTAAGTCTGCACCAGGTATCTTTGTACCTTCTCTTAATGCTGACATCATTTTTCTTTTGTCTAACTTTTTTGTTGTTACTTCTACCCAATACTCTTCAGGTATTTTACTTTCGTCTATTATATCTACAAAAGCAGATTGCAATACCTTTATTGGATTAAAGTCTGACTGTGCAGGTAGTTGTCCTACAGTTTTATGTGCAGTTAAAACCATATCTTTGATTTGTTTTATTGCATTTTGTCGTTTCTTCTTCTCACCTTGTATTCTTTTTAGATAAGTATCTGCAAGATTAATATCGTCTTGCAGTTTCATTACCCATAAGAATACATTGTCTTCTTTTACTCGAAGTTCATTAAACAGATCTTCTAATTTCTGTTCTATTTCTTCATCACTTGCAAATAAGTCTGCCGTTGCAGTTACTATATCTGTAGTAATATCGAACATACTTCTTTTAGCCATTGTCTATTCCTTTATATGTTTTAATTAATCTACAGTTAATAGGTTCAAGATGAACATAAAGTCCTTCCTTCTCTCTATTAGCTACACATTCTAATATTAGATAATTGATCTCTCCATTATCTCTGTATGCTTTGATTTGCATTACTTTGTTTGCAGTATAACCTATTCTTGCACTACCTCTTGACGCTGCTATAGCTGGAACACTATTCTTACTATTCATAGCTTCCTTAGTCATTTCAGATACAGCAAATACAACCATGTTATTTTTAATAGCAACATCTCTTAATGTAGCCATTATTTCTTCCATTTTACCATTCATATCATACTTATTACTTTCCATAAGTCCAATATGATCAACTACAATAATCTCAGGCTTAATACTCATTAAGTCTATTCTTTTTTGTAATTCAAAAGGAAAACAAGGTTTATAATCAATAGTTAACCATTCAGAATCATCTTTAAAGTCGATAACTCCAGTTCTAAGGTCTCTTTCTATTTCATCATAGGTTTTACCACCTCTTATTTGTACATGCCTTATATACATCTGTCTTGGTGACATTTCCATCTCTAAGAAATAAGTTGGTTTCTTAAATGCTGCTACCCAATTATGAATTAACATTGTTTTCATACATTTAGGCGGTGCTTGAACAATAACAAGTTCCCCAGGATATATAGGAAAGTCTTCATTATAAAGTCCACCTACATTTAATGGTTTAATTCCTGATTGATAAAATGCTACAGCTTGTTCTGCCATACCTAAGAAATCAATCATATTATTATCTTTCTTTGCACTATATAACCTACAAGATTGTTTACAAAACTCATCTCTTATCTTATCATTACAGCCATAGTTATTACCATTACCATTATGACCTGAATAAGCAGATTCTACAATCCTATCTATTTCAGAATGAGTAAAAGGTTTATTAGCCTCACTTACTTGGTCTGCCCAATTACGCATAATCAACTTTACTACATTTTCAGGATATCTCCATCTAAACCATGCAGATAATCTTAAAGCTATAGCATGTCTTTTACCATATCCAGTCCATTTAAGCATATCTTGTATGCAAGGATAGTTTACAGGATCTGCATGCCTACCAAATTCGTCACTTGGCTTTATTGCTGTTTTTGGTTTAGTTAAAGTAATAGATGTTGTCTTTTTCGGAAAAGCGTCGAATATAGGTTCTACTTCTTCTCTAAACCCATAAGTATCTACTACCCTTGTTTTACTTGCAAATAATTTTATGTCTTTAACTGTAATTTCTGACATATCCATATCTTTAAGCAATCTATCTAAAGGTACTTTATACAATCCACTCTTGGTATTGACTGTATTAGTACATCTAATCAACCTTACTTTATCAGTAACACTTACATCTGCAAATTTAAATATATCCTTGTTAGACAAGGCTTCTTTAACATACAAATGTAAATCCTTATGACCTTCCCACTTAAAAGAGTCTTGAGGAATTGATATATGAAAACCAGTACCAGAAAAGAATGGTTTATATGGAACATTTAAGTCTATAAGAAGTTCAATCAGATCTGCTGCTGCATCTCTACCTTCTATAAATGTTTCACCATCAACATCCAAAATATGTTCTTTTGCAAGATATATTATTCCATTATATCCAGCTATTTTCCTGTTTTCTGATACATAAGTTCTTGCATCATTATCATAACAAAACAAAGACATGAATTTATCTCGACCACCTTTAATCTTAAATACTTCTAATTCATCTAAGAAATTGCCTCTATTTGAGAGGCTTTGTGCGTATTCTCTTATCATATTTCTCCTATAGACTAAAAGAGGCAGGATATACCCACCTCTTTAGTCGTTTTGTTATGGTTATTTTATTCCCAAGGATCTTTAGTATCATCATCCTTTGAATCTGGACTCCATTCATCTTCAACTTCTTCTTCTTGATTTGGTATCCAAGGTAAGATGTTATTCTTCAAGACATAAGCTTTAGAATCGTCTATTTGATCTTGTGTCCAATCTTCTATATCATTCTTAAATGGAAGACCAGGTAATACATTATCAGATATATCAGAGTAACCTTTCTTATTCTTATAGAAATAAACTGTAAGGCTCTTCCCTACAAGATGATGTGGTTCAATTTCGATATTAACTCTAAAATCACCTTCAGATTCAGCTACTTCTGTAATACCAGCATTAGCATATCTAAAAGCACGAGTTATATTAAACTCTTCTTTAGTTTTTTTGTTATGTTTTTCATGTAGTCTTAACTTACAATTTGTTGGATAATCAACAAAGAATACATCCATATATTTAGTTCCACCATTATCATAAGCACCTTTTTCAGCACTTTCTATTTCCAATGATTTCCAACCTACAGAATAATCTGCAAAGTTATTATTTCCTTTTTTTACTGTAATAACAGCCATTTTTAACTTCCTTTATTTAATGTTTTTAAAGCGTATGTTTTACCAGCACCAGGTGTACCAAGTATTAATATCTTAGCACCATCCCAAGTTCTCTCTTTTGCTGCATTGAATAGTAATTGATAATCTTGGGGTATCTCTCTATCTAACAATTGAGTTCTATCCTTTGCATTATCATACATTTCACTTTTTGCAGTTCTCCATACAAATTCAATATTACCTTTCAAGTCTTCATTAGTCTTTGCGTATAATACAAAATCAAACCATTTAGATATATCTTCTTTTGTTGATCCATCTATGTATGGTAAGATTTTATCTGTACCATCACTCATAGTCTTAATTTTAGCATGACAATTGCAAATTACTATACCAGGTAATAAAGTTATCATATCCAAGAGCTTATCTAAGGTATTCTTTAGATCTGACCAGTCACCAAATTCCATCTTGTTGTTACTACCCATTAGACTTCTCATATACTTCTTTGAAAGTTCTGAAATTGTATCTATTACAATACCATCTATTTGAGTACTGTTATTTGGTATAACTTTAGCTTCTGTTTGTTTTAATTTAATTCCACCAATATCTATTGAAGATTCAACATTCTTTTTAGAATATAATTGCTTCACGATACCCTGAAATTCTCTATAGGTGTTTGGCTTCAGTGTTGGATAACCAAACAAATTCAACATATCTTTATCAGAACCAAGAGTCTTTGCTCCATGTTCTAAATCAAAATATAGTATCTTTTTTTGTCCCATATTTTCCTTTTTTATTTAGAGGTTAAAAGGGCAACATTTCCATAATGTCGCCCCGTTAAAATTACACTATTACTTAGCATTTTCATCATTATTTTTAATCATTCTTGTAATAATTTTATGCATTTTATACACATCTTCTTCCATGAAAGTATCTTTATCAGCATGTATTCTTTCCTTTAAAAGATTAGATATTGTTTCATACCTTGCATCAACAATACGCATGTATTTTTTTGTGTCCTTTATTGCATATCCCAGTTCTGCAATATTAGAGCCTAACAACTTCATTTCTTCCATGATATTATCTATACTTAAATCCATCTTTTTCATGTGTTATGTTTCCTTAAATTATTTAAAGTTTTTTCTATCTTTTTTTCTAAAGATATGTTGGTGAATTTCTTTACTTCCTGTGTTACTTTGAAGAGTTTTTTATCAGGAATATGTTCTAAATATTCATTTATTCTACGAGTGTAGAATACTCTTTTACTTTCTTTCATAAGGTTTCTCTCATTTCTTTCATTTTCTTGTCAAACTTCTTATCACTTTTTAAGACTTCTCTTAATCTCTTTTTTATATCACTCTTTTCAAGATCATCGAAAAAGATTAGAATAGCTTCTATTTTACCTATTACTTTACCATTTTGTCTTGCGTAAAGTCTTCCTATGTCTATCATACTGTCTCCTTTTAATGTTCTGCTTGAATATAACATCCAGAATTTTCATTATCTTCCATATACACTCGGATTTTTTCTCCAAAACAATAATCTGCGTATTCTGAAAGATAATGTCTTAATTCTTTATCTGTCAATTTAATATTATTTTCTTTAAACATATCTAATAACATTTCATCGTTATAACTATTATTATTATCAAAAAATTCATTAAATAGGTCTAACTTATTTCCTAATTCTTTGACAATAACTTCAAGCTCTTCTTTAATTGGTTGTAGTTCTTCAAACCCATACTCTGTATAATTAGGTTCATAACTAATAGCTCCAAACCTTTCAGGTACAGAGCTTGATTGAACAGCAAACCAAAACTTCCCATCTACATCTCCATGATAATATCTTCCCATGTTTATTCCTCTCTTTCTAAGAATACTACATCTTTTGTAATGTTTTCAAAATAAGTATTGTTTAATAGATTATTATTAGTCTTCGTTTGATTTGGATGTATATAACTTATTACTAAATTATCATTTCTCCATGTTCCTCGTTGAGATTCTTCCCTATGAAGATCTCCTCCTCCCATGCTCCCTTTTTCAGAATTACATAAAATTGGTATGGGATGCAAGTAATCTTTATCTCTTCCAACTTTTTTAAAATATAAAAAGATCAATTCTACCATATCAATGTAGCACTCTTTATCTACATTAATAATATAATAGAGAAACACCGCATCTGTTTCATTTATCAAGGATGTTTCATCTCTTTCTACATCATCCCAAGTTATATCACTACTATTATTTTTCTCGTGGTAATCACATAACCAATCGAGTCGAAATATTGGACTCACGCTCTCATCATCACTAATAACACTATGCAATACTTTGTTTACATAAGTATTCATTAAATAACTATGTTCCATAAGTTTAGCCCCATTTTCTACACTCCATGTATCAAACATGGTTTTTTCAATATCATCTTTGATGACTACAGCATTGTAATATGCACCCATTAATTACTCTCCTTTATTTTCTCTGTTATTTTAGATTGACTTAAACCTTTAATCTTTAGATTAATTACTTTGTTTACAAAAGACTCCATATTTCCTTCGAAATTCGTATAACTATCGAGGGAACATTGATATAAAGTCTTAGTAGTATCCTTTATATATAGCATATTATTTAGAAAATATGCTTCAGCAATATAATCTTCATTATTTACTGTATATATTTGTTTATGATTATAGTTTATCATAAACACATTCCTGAAATTAAAAACTCTCTGTCTTTTTTACTCAAATATGGGAATGCATCCTGTATTAATGCACCATTCCTATACTTAAATAAATCTTCAGCTTTTACTTTTACTTTATTTTTTTTCATGGTATTATGCCATAGACCTTCTATGACATAATAACCATCTTCTTTTTCAATTCGGCAATGCCGGTCTGCATACCACATTATTCCTCCTTTACAAAATATGTTATTTTTTCGTCACATTCAGGACAATTAACTACATCGTGATAAAATGTCCTTTCACAATTTATGCATGCCACTATAGTTGGTTTGCCAAAATACCAAACTATTTGCTTGTGACAAGCACAGTTCTTGTGTGTTTCTTTATATAGACATCTATGACATGTTCTCTCATCGACATCTCCATCGGTTTTATTGAATTTATGCTCGCATATACTACATGTCCACATTATTCAATCTCCAGTTTTAATTGTTGAGTAATCATCCATTGACAATTGGATTCTTTAAATCCATGTTCATATAAATAATCTGCAGGAAAGTCCCAATCATCATCTATATAATTATTTATATAGATAGTATCATCTGAAAAATCAAGTATTATTATCTTCATATTCTTCCTTTTCTTCTTCAGTCATATTATGTAAACATTCAATACATAATATTTCTGTTTGTCCTAAAACATAATTATCCATATAGTTGCAGAAGTCTAATTTTCCACAACTATCACATTCTACATATTCTGTTTTCATATCATCCCCTTATCTGCAAAAGAATAAAACTTTTCCCTACAAATAATAATGTGATCGTGAACTGTAATACCTATTACTTTACAAGCTTTTGTAATATCCTTAGTAATAGAAATATCATTTCTACTTGGGTTATTATTTCCTGAAGGATGATTATGACTTAGGATAATAGCTGCTGCTTCCTGTTTAAGAACTTCTTTAATAATCTCCCGTATATGAACGGAAGACGACATTAGAGTCCCTTTAAACATTAGTTTTGTTTGAATTACAGCATTTCTTGCATTTAGGAATATAATAAAGAACTGCTCTACATCTCTATCCTCGTTATAAAGAGGTCTTAGATGCTTCGCTGTTGCATCTGAACTGCTAATAACATTTCCTAATGGTATTTCAAACCTTCTATTATATTCAGACAATAATGCACTATCAGATATTTTATTTAGATTCATCTTTCCTTCCTTCCTTTATCATCCATTAATTCATCACAATCAGTGATTTTATAATCAATGAATATTCCTTCTTCCCAATTTCTATCACTTGCTAATTCTTTAGCTTCTGCTTCAGAATTAGCTTTTATAAGAAATTCTCTATATTCTACCATAGTAATACTGTATATCTTCATTTATAGATCTCCTTGTTATAGTAGTCATTCATATCTGAAATATCTTTATCAGTTATTTCAGAATTTTCTCTTTCTTCAATCCATTCACATTCCATTTGATACTGAATGGATTCTTCTTCTAACTCTTGTTTTAACCCTATTGCTTCTAACAACAGGGTTTTTTCTATACAATCAAGATTTAATCGATTATATAGACGATTGAATACTTGTTCTTTTTCAATTGGATTCATTCTTCCTCCCATACTGTCCAATAGATGTCTCCATTTGTAAAATCAAGGTTAAATTCTTTCTGGGTATATCCGTCTGTAAATAGACAGAGTTTACTACAAAAATATTTATCTGTAAATTCCTTGATATACCCACTATTCATTTTCTCTCCGCATTTACTACAACACCTTTTTATTTTTTTTTCCCCTTCCTTTACACAACGAACAGAAAACCCGAATCGCTTATTGAATCTGCATGGGAAAACTTTCTTTTCATCGCAGCTTATGGTTTGGGTCCATGCATAGAGATTAAAGATCTCAATAGAAGACCAAAAGCAGCCATGATTTCCTATATCGAAGTAATTACCATCATCACAACGATAGCCAGCATAAGTTGGGTTTTGTAATAATTCTTTTCTTACTTTAACTTCATTCCATTCTGTATTTGAAGGAATTTTCCAACCTTCAGGTGCTAATCCTCTTTTATCGTTTACTGCATACCAATTATATAAGTAATTACCTTCCTCATTTATTGAATATGCTCCAATGCATTTTTGTCCGAACTCTTCCCATTGTTCATTACTTTTAGCTAATGGGATAGAGTTTCCATTTCTATATTTTTTGACCTTCAGGTCATTTCCTAATATTAATGTAAATTTTAAATTACTCATTTTCTCTCCTTATTAATAAAAAGAGGGCTAAGACTAATCTTAACCCTCTCAACCACAGGAATACAATTAATCTATGTTGAATTTCAACATCTCTTGATTAATCGTAAATATTTTGTTGTTCATAAGACTTCTAACAGTATTAGAAATACTATCTCTTCGAAGTCTCATGTGGTTTATTGTTGGCATTAATTCATCAACAGTAAGGGCATAAAAATACCCTTTAGCGCAACTCGCTATAGGATGACCCTCTCTTCTCAACAACTTTATTAATTGTCGTATTTCTGACCCTTTCAGGTTAAAATACGCTTCAATTTTTTTAGACTTAACAGGATTATTAATCCCATTAAGTTTTATTTTTTCTAAGAGTTCTTCTTTTTTCAACTCTGCTTTTTTCGATATTTGTATGTGGGGTTCGAAGTCCCCAATTTTCATATTACTCATCATATTTTCCCTACATGATGAACTTGGTTATAAATCATGTTTGATTTAATATTCCTGTCAATTGATAGTTCTGTTTCTGCTATTATGCAGAACTCGAAGATATACCAACAGTCTTTTAACTCACTATATTTCTTACGATAGCGTGCTGCTATCGCATTCTTTTTGTCTTGATGTTTGTCTCTTTCTCTTTTCATTATTTCTCCTGTTATTTATCCCATCCTTACTCAATACACCATGTATTGCTATCCCTTTGGAAGATAGACTGGTAAGTTAAATAGTTACAACAGTTTATTAGACTTATCAACAAGTTATCAACAAGTTATCAACAAATGTTAATAAGTCTAATAATGGTTATTTTATTTCTCTTCGAGAATTATGAGTCTTGAAGAGAAGATCATATAGATCCTTTATTTCTTCAGGACTCATACTTTTTAGTTTATCTTTAGAATAAAGACCGCTCTTTAAGAGAAACTTTATTCTTCTAAGATGCTCTAAAACTTCATTCATTTTTACCTCCTTTCTAATTTAGGATTAGCAATTCAGTTATCAACATTTTCAACAATCGTTGACTAACCTAACTGTAACCCCGAAAAAAAGACTTGATTCATATACATAATTCCTTATATTCTATATATGTATCAAGTCCGTACCATGCTATAGATTAACATAGTTATAACAAAATGTAAAAGTAAATTTGTGGTAATGCTGGCACATTACCGTGATAGTTATTAATTCCATACCTATTCTCATAGGTTAACTATCTTGTTCTGTTTCATATCTGAGCTCAGACCGCATATTTCAGCGTTAAGAAACTTTCCCGTGAACCACGGGGGTCAGCAGTTTAATGACTTGCTGAGGTCGTAAGGATATTTATGCATTTTCTCCCTGTTACCAGGGCGCTTTAATCCACTACATACATCCTCAGATATGTAGCTTAGATACTAATTTAATTTTTACTCTTAGTGTGTATCACTTACTAAGAAACCTTGCAATATTTAACTTCTCCAGCAAGGATGGAGGAACAGTTTAACGAGATGTTCAGCTCTTTTAGTACCCTTTTATAACCGCCCAGATACTCTAAGACGGACAAGGCAATCAGAAAATTCTGACTGCCCTGTTTTCGTTAATATTAAAAAAGAGATACAAGTTAATGTATCTCTTTAATGTATCTCTTTAAGGTTAAAATACGATTTCTGAATTTAATCCCTTCAGAAAATCGTTATTTTCTTCTTTGGAGGTTACGCCCTCTAAAGTGTTAAAAATATCTTCTGCGGATGCAGAGATGTTTTTAACACTGAGGATATCCGCGTCTGGTACGCGGTAACATGTTTCACCTAATGGTGAAAGTATTTCGTCAATTCGGTCTCCGAATTGATCTTTCGTAGTTCCCTCTGGGACTCGAAATATTAAAGACCCTTTCTTTGACAGAAATGGTCTGAAAGATAGTAGCATTGTTATTATTTCTTTCATAGTGTTCTCCTTATATTAATTATAATTAACCCTGCAAGCAGGGTGACCAGAAGGGGAAAAAGTTTCAACGAGTACTGGGGGGGTATCAACCTTAAGTTGACCCAGTGCCGTTGAATGTGTATCTCTCAATCAGATTCTACCGAAAATTTTTAGAATTTTTTTTAGAATTTTTTTTTGATAATTTTTTTTATATAATATTTTTTATATTATGGTGGTTAAAAAAGGTATTAAATGTATAATGTTACGATAAAACATAAGTCGGGAGTCCGTAAATATCCGATATATTTTTTAGAGGAAGATCCTGAAGTTGATTATGTTCATTGGTCTGAGGCAGATGAGGGTGATTTATGTATTAGTGATGATGGTATGATAAGTGAGGTGATCCGTAAGTCTTTATATTTGAAGGAGGATGGTCGTAGGAGTAATTATATTCGTACTCCTTTGGGTTATAAGTTTTGGTTTGTGGGTAAGTCAGTCCCTCAGTTCAATTGTCGTAAGCGAGAGAGTGCATATACTCATGATGGTGTAAGTGTTGCGGAGAGTGAGTCTCGAACGAGTTGGTATAGGAATTTAGTGATGTCTTATGCCCAGACGATGAATGAGCATGAGGCTATACGTTTAGTGTTTGGCGAGGATATAAGTAAGGTAAAGAAGACAAAGATGCGCAGGATAGTGCGTACAGAAAGGTTTAAAAGTATGTTAAGAGAAGAGTTGTCGAAGTTATTATCGGATTATGGTATAACGGAGGGTAGTATTATAGGTAGTTTGCAGGAGGCTATGGAGATGGCAAAGACTAAGAAGGATGTAAGTAATTTCATGCGAGGTATAGAGAATATGCAAGATATGTTGGGGATGCGAGACAAGCAGGTTATAAAGACTACAGCACAGGTAACAGCGATAGAGACGAAAGATTTATTGAAGGAGATAAATGGTGATGTTAAGGCAATTGAGGCTAAGGTGGAGTCTATAGAGGTTGATTAGTGGTACATTAGATTACGAAGAGAAGTATGAGCAGTTACAGGCATTGCGTAAACTGAAGAGTGACATGGGTTTATTTGGTAGAACCACTATGCCGACAGCTTTTAAGAAGGAGACACCTCCATTTCATTCATCTATTTACAGGCATTTGCAGGATGTTGGTAAGAAGCGTGTATTGATAGCAGCTCCTCGGGGTACTGCAAAGAGTACAGTAAGTACATTAGTGTACCCATTATGGCGATCTGCCTTTAAGACTGATGAGGATGAGATATTTATAGTGATAATATCGGAATCTCAGGCTCAATCTATCAACTTTTTGAGTCGTATTAAGTATCATTTGACGAATAGTACGAGATTTAAGATGTTATTTGGCGATATGGGACCAAATACGGCAAAGAGATGGACAACTACTGATGTTGTTCTTGCAAATGGTACTCGTATTGTTGCTGTAGGTACAGGACAAAGGGTTAGGGGATTTTTAGAGGGTGATACTCGCCCTACGGACATAATAGTGGATGATTTTGAGTCAGAATTGAATGCTTACACGAATGAAGCTCGTGCAAAGAACCGTAAATGGATGACAGAAGCCGTTATTCCTTCATTAGCAGACGATGGTAAGATAGTTATGATTGGTACTGTTATTTCAGAGGATTGTTTTTTATGTTGGGCAAAGGAATCACCAGCATGGAATGTATTATGGTATGCGATAGTGGATGATGATGGTGAGAGTATATGGAAGGAGCGTTTTCCTAAGTCGAGAATCCGAACAATAGAGGAGGAGTATAGGACTGTAGGTAATATTAATGGATTTTACCAAGAATACATGAATATAGCTCAATCTCCAGACTCTGCACCCTTTAAACCAGAGTATATCAAGTTGCATTCGTATGATTTTGAGAGGATAGACGGACAGCCTTGTTTGGTTAAAGAGACAGGTTCAGGTAAGGAGATAGTGCCTGTAGAGTTATATGCAGGTGTAGATCCAGCTTCTTCTTTGAGCGCTCGTGCAGATTACTTTGTAATGGTTACTGTTGCAATTGATTCTTCTAATAATAAGTATATATTGGATATAATTAGGGGTAGGTTTAATCCAGCAGAGCAGCCAGACATAATTATTAATTGTTATAAGAAATTTAAGCATAGGCGAGTAAAGATAGAGACTGTAGCTTATCAGGAGGCATTAAGAGCTTCAGTAAAGAAGATGATGCTTGATGAGAACATTTATATTCCAGGTTTAGAAAAGGGTTGTAAATCAAGGAATAGGAAGAGTGAGAGGCTATTATCGTTAGTTCCTGCATTAGCTAAGGGTGAATTTTACTTCAGGAGTCAGGATTTGGAGGCTCAGAAGGAATTTTTAAGTTACCCCAAGGGTAGGAATGATGATATAATGGATGCAATATGGTTTGCATTAGATAAGGCATATCCTTGTAGAATAAAGAGTGTTTCAGAAGTAAATAAGCCTAAAAAGATAAAACGAAAAATTATTGATTGGATGACACAGTAATTTATGTATAAGATATAATATATGGAATATCCAAAAAGTAATAAGGTAGTAGAAGAAACTCACACGCTTTTTCGTAAATATACGAAGGAGAGAGAGACTTGGGCGAAACATGCTCAAGAAGATCGTGAGTTTAGACTTGGGAAGCAATGGTCTTCTGAACAGAAAACAGTTTTAGAAGCTCGTGGGCAAGCACCTATTGTAGTAAATAGGATACATCCAGCTGTAGAGACAGCTAAAGCTATGCTTACTTCTTCGAGACCTTCTTTCAGGTGTAGTGCAAGAGAAGATAGTGATAATAAGATTTCTAATGTATTCAATACTATGCTGGAATATGTATATGATAACTCAGATGGTGCAGCAGTATTAAAGAATGTAGTTGATGATTATTATGTATCTGGTATGGGCTGTATGCTCGTATATCAAGATCCTAATGCTGATCGTGGTAAGGGTGAAGTGATGATAAAGGATATTGATCCTTTAGATGTTTATATTGATCCTAATTCAAGGGATAGATTTTGTGGTGATGCAGAATCTATTATTATATCGAGGTTATTTTCTAAATCTCAAGCAAATAAGATGTATCCGATGTATGAGGCTAAGATAAAGAACGCTTCTTCTGATACTGATTGGGGTCAAGAACTGCCAAATACGGACAGAGTTGATAATTTTGAGACTTCTTTTCCTGGTCAGCATGGTCAGGCTGAAGATACTTATTTAAGAGGTTATGAGCGATATAGTAAGATATCATTGACTAAATACATGGTATTTGAACGATTTAGTGGTAAAGAATTAGAATTAGACGAAGCTCGATACTCTATATATAAGAAAAAGGAAGTTTCGGTAGTAGATGGTCAAGTATTCCCAGTAAATAAGGATTTTCCTAAATCTATTACAACTAATGGAGAATTAATAAAATTAGGTACTATTAAGGTAGTTGAAGTACCAGAAGTAAAGATTAAGCAGTGTATTATTATGGGTGATAAGCTTTTATATGAGAGAATATTACCAACAGACAATTATCCTATAGTATTCTTCATGAATATGCATACGAGGACTCCATATCCTACTTCAGATGTAAGAATGGTGAAAAGTTTACAGGAATATATTAATAAGACAAGATCATTGATTATTGCACACATGACTACATCTACAAATACAAAGGTCTTAGTACCTACTGGTAGTGTAGATATGACTACTTTTGAAGAGAAGTGGGCGCAACCTGGTGTAGCAATAGAGGTAGATTTTGATATGGGTCAGCCTATTACTGTGGCTCCTACACCTATTCCGAATGAATTAATGGCAAATGAGATGAGTGCGAAGCAAGATATTGATCATCAGCTTGGTTTATACGAAATGATGCAAGGTAATGCGTCAGCAGCTCCTCAAACTTACAAGGCTACTATTGCTTTAGACGAGTTTGGACAGCGTAAAATGAAGTCTAAAATGGGTGATATTGAATTAGGACTTGCAAGAGCAGGTATAATAGCTATAAATTTCATGCAGCAATTGTACACTCAGGAGAAAGTTATGAGAGTTGTTCAGCCTAATAATAGCATTACAGAAATTGTTATTAACAAGAAATTGGTGGATGATAAGACTAAAGAGATAAAAATCTTTAATGATGTTACGATTGGAAAATATGATTTAATGGTAGTTGCAGGTTCTACACTTCCTTCTAATAGGTGGGCAGAGCTTGAATTATACATGGATGCGTATAAGAATGGAATTATAGATAGGAATGAAGTTCTTAAAAAGACTGAAGTATTCGATATGGAAGGAGTTCTTGAAAGAATTGATATGTTACAACAGCTACAAAGTCAAATGCAGCAAGCACAAGAACAGATAAAGAACATGAACGGAGATATTCAGACTAAGGATCGAGAGATTCAGCATTTAAGAAATAGAATTGAGACAGAAAAGTTTAAGTCGAAACTTGATGCTCAGACTCAAAAGAGTAAGGCAGCGAATGTTATTTTCGAGAAAAGACTCGATGATACACTTTCGACAGTTAAACAACAGCTTCGGACAGAGATGGCATTAGCCAATGCTGAAGCTAAATCAGGAGACACCCCTTCAAAAGGCTCTCCAAAGAAAAAAGGTAGTAAATAATGGAAAATTTAGAAGTAGGTTCAGTAGATACCCAAGCAATCAACCCTAATACGGAAGATCTTAGCTCTATGTTCGAACCAACTACGCAAACCGAGGAAGCATTTACTGAAGCACCAGCAGCTCCTGTAGAAGGACAACCTGCGAATGCAGAAGGGCAACCTCAACAAGTAACACCAGAACAACCTCAACAGCAACAGGCTGAACCCCAGAATAATGATCAAGTAAGATATGATTACTGGCAATCTCAAGCTGCAAAGGCTAATAATGAGTTGAATGGAGTTAAACAGTTTCTTCCAATGGTAGAACATTTGAAAAACAATCCTGATTTGTTGCAAGCCACCCAAAAAAGTATGCAGGGTGTACCAGAGCAACAAGAGCCGTTAGTTTTTCCAGATCCACCAGAGAGACCTGAACAACCAAGGATGTACAGTCGTGAAGAAGCTTATTCAGATCCGAAGAGTGAGTCTGCCGCTTATCTTGATGAAGTTGATAGATGGAATCAAGATATGATGCAGTATAATAACTTAAAGATTGAATTTCAACAAGCTAAGTATGATGAGCATATAAATTCTATTAATGCCAAGGAACAAGCTGAAGTGCAAAGACGACAAGCTATAGTGCAAGAAGCTAATCAAAAGAATGACATTAAGCAGTATGTAGGCGCAAATTATAACTTAGCAAACGAAGGTCAATCAGAAGGTTCTTCAGATCATTTCGTTCAATGGGCATCCAACCCAGAGAATTTGACTATACCAAACTTAGTAAAGCTGTATAAATTACAGT